CTCCTACTGCTCCCGCTGCTCCGACTGCTCCTACTGCTCCCGCTGCTCCGGCTGCTCCGACTGCTCCTACTGCTCCCGCTGCTCCGACTGCTACGGCTGCTCCTACTGCTCCGACTGCTCCCGCTGCTCCCGCCTAAAAAATAGTCGGCCAACTGACGCCGTAAAAGTATCAGTGCCTATCATCGAGAACATCCATCAGAAAGTTTACGAAGCAGCATCAAATCCAAAAGCGTTGGATATGTCAACTTGGCATACATGCCAAAACACTCATTGCCGAGCTGGATGGGTTGTAACCTTGGCAGGGATAGAAGGGAAAAAGCTTGAGGAGTTTTTCGACACGCCACTAGCAGCCATGAAGATTTATGATGCAAGCTCGTCACTGCCGAAAGTATCTCCAGTCCGCTTCTTTGAAACGAACGAGATTGCGTTAGTCGACATGAAACGCATGGCCGAGATGGAGAAAGCGAGCCACAAATGACCGGCCACTATCAAGACGGCGAGTTTATCGAAACCTACGTGGCTCCGGCGTGCGGCCACGAGATGTTTGACGAGTCCGAGATCGACGAAGAGGGACGCTGTGTGAATTGTTCAGATTTGAGCGGCGGGAGTAGGCCGAAGCCGAGTAATCCTCTGATAGAGGAGAGTAGCGCCCCGCCCGCTCAACTCGGGGCTACCAACGAGTTATCTGGTAGCAACATTTTGAGCGCGGTTGTGCTACCCGAGCCAACGCATTCTGAAGGGACAGCGAAAGCCCTAACTTCGGGCGAAGGCGAAGCGCTAGGAGTACCACGAGGGGGAAACCCTGAATCTAGCGGCGCTCAAAACCTTTCCGACATCCGCGATCTACAGCACAAGCTAGGAGCCGAAGCTGCCGGGCTAGTCTGGGCATTGAAACAACTGGATAAGTATTTTAGGACACGAAACACCGAAGCCGAGGAATAGATAGCACGTAAAAAGTGAGGTAAACATGATAGTAATAGCCAGCAAAGAAGAAAAAGAAATACTCCGTCACCTACGCGAGATTGGAGGAGTTGAGAAGGTCAGTAATTTGACCGAACAGATCGTAACTCTAAAACGACAGATTAGCGATCTCGAAATATCCAAGTCCAAGAAGCAAGAAGAGTTCGACAAACAAGAGCGCGAGCTTCGGCACATGATCGGACTCGAAAAGAAACGGCAAGAATTCGAGATTGAACAAGCCAAGCGGGAGACGACCGTGAAAGTCCGCGAGGAAAACTTAGACGCGGACAAGAAGCGTTTCGAAGGCCAAATGCAGTTTCACGACAAGCGATTCACGGCTGAAGTCGGCTATCTAAAAGAGATGTTGACAGACATTCTGGGGCGACTGCCCAACATCAATGTGTCAGTCAAAAGGGGAGGAAAATAAATTATGTTTTTACCAGGTTCTATATTACCGTTACCATCATCATCACCTAATCTTGGCACTCTTCTAGGACAACCGTTTGACAATCAACTTGCGCGACAACAAGGATTGTCTGGCTATCTCGGACTTATCACATCTGCGTCTGTACCTACGCCGATGCCACCTACTACGAGTGAACCAAGCGAGTTTGCGTGGCTACGCCGGAGAATCGCCGAAATCGTTTGGAAAAGCTAGGATGAAAAACACTGACGCAGCAGAGCGAGAATCACACGAGGACAGGCCGTTCCGAATTGCGCCGTAACAAATGTGCATCATGAACGAAACCACCGAGTCCACAAAAGAATTGGCAGTCGTTAATCCGGCTGACCTTTACCGAATCGCAACCAATGTTGCTGGCGTTTGCGGCGATATTGTCAAGAAAACCGCGGTTGAGATCAAGGGAAAGAAATACGTGAAAGTTGAAGGCTGGGAAGCAATCGCTGCGGCACATGGTTGTTGTGCTGGAGCCGACTCTGCCGAGCGCGCTTATGCGAGCGACGGAGCACAGATCGGCTATCAAGCAAAAGGCTACATCCGAAATAGCCGGGGCGAGATCATCGGTACTGGAGACGGATTTGTCGGGTTTGATGAATTGGACAAGTACGGAAAACAAACCTGGGGAAGCCGTCCAGAGTATGCAGGCCGAGCAATGGCTCAGACACGCGCCATAAGCAGGGCTGCGCGCGCCGTATTCGCTCATGTCGTCGTTTTGATTGACGCGGGCTTGAGTACTACTCCGGCAGAGGAAGTCCCTCTTGGCGGGTTCGACAACGAGCGCATTGAGGAACGCCAAGAAGCGCGCGAAAAAGAAGCCGCAACCGCATCCAGAGGACTAGAAAAAGTAGAACAGAATCCGACGAATTGGCAAGATTACGTACTCCATTTCAGTAAGAACAAAGGGAAACGACTAGCCGAACTAAGCCAAAAACAACTTCATTGGTATGCGCACGATTGGGCAGACAAGAAACTGGCCGAAGTCGCCGAAGGCAAAGAAATCCGAAAAGATGACGCCGCGCTAATCAAAGCCTTGATGGAATATCGGCGAGAGAGCGAAGCTTTCCGTGCAAAACAAGAGATGGATCAACGAGAATATGAAGAGGAGAAAATTCCGTTTTGACAATCAGTGAAATAGCCTCTAGTGTTGTGACATGAAAATATGTTTCAAATGCCATTCTAAATTGCCATTATCCCAATTCTACAAGCATCCCAAAATGACAGACGGTCACTTAGGAAAATGTAAGATGTGCGCCCGAAAGGATACATCTGAACGCGTTGCGCTTTTGAACGCCACCGACTTAGACTGGATTCTAGCTGAGAGAGAACGGAGTCGCACCAAGGCAGCACGACAGCGAGCTAACGGGAAAGTACAAAAAAATCGGTACATTTCGATAAAACGATATCGGCTTAGAAATCCGCTAAAATGGGCGGCAATTTGCATAGCGAATAATGCAATACAGTCGGGACGATTACACAGACAAGGTTGCGAAATCTGCGGAGAGCGTGCACATAAGCACCACGACGATTACGCTAAACCGTTGGAAGTCCGATGGCTTTGTCCGAAGCACCACGGGGAACACCATACAGCAATACGAACGAATCAAATAATCAACCATTTCAAAAATGGAAACCGGCAACTGATTTTGGACGAGGAAGGCAAATGAAAATGAGAGTAATCGAACTTTTGGTTTTAGCTTGCTTCCTTCTTTCGGGCATATCTCTTTTGGTAATCATTTTCGAAGATGATACGCGCAATAAAGACCCACGTAACGCATTCTTTAAGCCGCCTTATGTAAGAATCACGGATAAAGAAGGCAATATCAGCCTGATGCCGTTTGAAAAAGCGTTACGACAATCTGGCAACGTCCAAATCCAGTTGTTTCCAGGAGTTTACAACACCAAATGGGAAGTTGGACTCAAATGAGCTTAGCCGATCACAGCGACAGCCAGCGAGTAGCCGACCGACTAAAATCATCTACGCGCCAACTGCATAAACTGGCCACTCAAGTCGGACATGCTAAAATGGTACGGGAATACGACGCAGATAGGAGAAAGGCAATTCTGAGCGTTGAAGTCGTCAAAGAGCTTAAAAATGGCCAAACAGCAACTGCCGCAGAGCACTTGGCACGATCCTCAGCAACTTATGGCGTAAAATTGCAGGAACTTTCGGTGCAATATGACGAGGCCGAGCGGATCATTGCCGAATGGTCAGCGACCCAAGCGAGCTTCGAATGTGCCCGCAGCCTTTTAAGTTTCGAGAAAGCCACGATGAGAGACTTGTAGAGCGCAAAGAACGGATGAAAACAAAACTGTCAAAGCTTTTGAAATGCCCATTTTGTGGATCAGCGAAGATAGAACGAATGACCAGATTGAAACCAGCAACTTCCTTCAATTACTTCATTGCTTGCGATTCTTGTTATGCTCAGACCAATTTCTTTTCCACTATGGAAGAAGCGGTTCAAGCTTGGAATCGACGAAGCCTTTATGAAAAAGTCTTCTCTCGCTAAAGTAAGCCCTAAACGCGCCGCTCAACTCCGCCAATACAAAGCGGTTCGTGGATTATTCTTGCAAGCGCATCCTTTCTGTCAGGTCATAGGCTGCGCTCCCTTGTGCGCTACAGATGTTCATCACCGAAGAGGCCGGTGGGGAAAGCGGTTGCTGGATAAAACGCAATTTGTGGCCATATGTAGGTTCTGTCATTGGAAAATTCACGACCATCCAGCTTGGGCTAGAGAGCAGGGGTTGCTGCTATGAAAGCAGAGCAATGGATACTTTTAATTCCAGCGGTGCTATTTTTTGTGATGTCATCCAGTTTCACTTTAGCTAAATCATATGCAGCTGCTGTTTGGTCATTTGGAGCTGGACTGTGTTCTTTGGCAATCTTTCTCAAAATTCCATGAAACCCCCATTTCTACCGCCAAACTTCGTGAAGTGTATTTCCCCGGCCCGCCGTAAAGAGCTTGGCGTGCTCACACCGGAGGAGGCACTCGCGAAGTCAGAAGTGAAATCCGAGCGGGATTTACACAAGTTGATCCGTGGGTTGCTCGGCATCAAAGGGATCGAGTTCATCGAGAGCCGAATGGACAAAAGGACGACCCAGAAGCGCGGGGTAGCCGATTTTATCTTTTCGGTTGACGTTGAAGGGTTCGCCGTTGCCTGTTGCTGGGAATGTAAATATGACGGAGGAGATTTAACCATTGAGCAAGCCCAAATGTTTCTTCGTATGAGTAAGTTGCCGAATCATTGGCGTTGCCGGGTAATTAGAAGCTTCGACCACGCTGTTTTTGAATTGGAAGAGCTGGGGATTACATGAAACGCTGCTGGTTCTTCCATAAGTGGTCAAAATGGGAAAGGGTTTGGAATGACGGTTGGATTCAAATGCGCCGGGTCTGCCTTCGTTGCGGTTACACGCAGATAGCTAAAGTTTGGCCTCCTCCTTTATGAACAAAACACCGACTCCGAATCGCTCCGCGCACACGAGGAAACAGGCATGGTGAATGCACAGTTACACCAAATCGCCTTTTCTGGACTTGAAAATATCCGGTACTCGCCGTCTCCTATTCACGGCACAGGATCGTTCGCCACGCGTAAGATTCACGAGGGCGAGGGCGTATTCCTGCCGTGGACGCCGGAAGATCAAGAAGTCTTCATCAACCACGCAGACAGCCCCAACTGCGCCCGTTCGAAAACTAAATTGTGGCCGTTCGCTCTTCGAGACATTCAGGAAGGCGAAGAGATTACTGAAGATTATCGGTTGCTTAGATTATTCGACATGGAAGTGAATTTCCCTTGACAAGATGATTTGCCCTCTCCAAAGTGAACGTCGGACATTGCCTGTTCTGAACAGGCTTGACACAAATGAAAACATTCCTGATATTTCGAAAGCCACTCAGGAGAGATGCGCAAGGTTGGCCGTGCGCATTTCGGGTTCGTCTTGTGTCAAACCTTTCAGACCTGAGTGGCTCTTTTTGCCCTGCAGTGTCTCCTATCACCGCGCCAGGGTAATTGGCTCGGGTACCGCCTTAAAAGTCAGACCCGGTTCAGCGAGATTTTACGGGAAGCTGGAAACCGATCTTAACCATCGGGGCGAACGAGAAAACGTCCGGTTTAGTTTGGAGAGCGCGTTCTGCCAAGCGAGGGCGTGAGTAAAGATGAAACGTCACGGAAACTTCATCTCAAGGGAAGCAGCAAGCGGTACCAGAAAGGCTGAAATCACCAAAAGTGGTGATAAAAGTCTCGTTTTGCTTAAACTCAGGGAAGCAGCTCTAAGACATGTTTTCATATCAACAGTACCTAGATTCAAATGAATGGAAAAAGATCAAAATTAGAAAAGAAAGATCGGTCAAGAAAAGATGTTCGATCTGCGCAAGCTCAGAAAAGATAGACCTGCATCATTTATTTTATCGACCCGCCCTCGATTCAGTTAGAAACTCCGGTCTAAGATGGTTATGCCGACATTGCCACGGCATCGTTCATTCCTTGAAAAAGTCAGGAGAGCTTCACTTCCCGAAGCCAACGAACCATCATTCTTGCTTCGCAATAACGAAAACGGCAGTGAGAAAACAACTAGGCTTAGGGAATCGGAACATGTTCAAGAATTGAATCTGGAATACGGCAAAAAGAGAATCTGTTCTGAGTGCGGGAAGAACGAAGTTTACAGAGATATTAAGACGATGGATTTATGCGAATTGTGTCTGTGGAAACTAGTGCAGAATGAAAAAGAGCGATAAGCCAATAATTTTAAGCTTGCGAAAAGTGAAAATGCTTTTCAAAAGGTATCCGAGCGGATTCAAGATTTGTCCTAAACATCGAGCCGTTTTCGCAATGTACGAAGGTTGGTGCGCCGATTGCCAAGCAGATATTGATTACAAAGCCGGTCGATATTTGGACAAGATTTACTAGCCATGAAAACAAAAGCGACCCGAAAAAGAAAAATCCTGCCAGCGCCTGGATTTTTACCGTGTGGTTGCAAACTAGAGGTGAACGACCGGATGAACTCCTCGGTTTTTTGGAATTTCTTTACAAAAGTGGTGCAGTGCCATAAATGTGGTCGCATTTACGTTCCTAAAAAATGACTCTTTCTGACATCCGCCAGATCATGCGTTTACCGACTTCCCCGACCGCTAAACGCATCGCAGACCTTTTTCAGCGCCGCCACAATACCGGCTGGGCTGATAAGGAAGTCCGTGCATTCCGCAAGATCGACTTCCAAGAACAAGATTTGGCTTTGCTCGAACGCTACTACGCAGCCGAACGGCGCAAGGGCGATAAAGGCGTGCACCGGCGCGATCTGTTCACGTTCTTAGGAAACTATAGCGGAGAACTTGATCGTGCTAGGTATTGGAGTGCACGTGTGAATAGACCTAACGGCAGCAAGAAACCAAAAGAAATGGGGGCGGCGAGCGAGAAGGATTTTAGCGAAGCAGGAAAACTGGCACGAGCCGAAGTGGAGCGGCTTCGGGGTGAGCTTTTTCGTTCCTAGAGGCCAAACAATATGGCGTTACCTAAACCGTATTACGAGGATGATTACACCACCATCTACCACGGCGACTGCCGCCAGATTTTGCCATGCTTGCCGGAGTTGGCTTCGGCAACTTGTTACTTGGTTGCCTTGTAAAATTATTAACGCAGGGCCACTCGAAAATCATCGCTACATTCCACGACTAGCCAGCGCGACGAAAGGCTGGGCGGAGGGTTCGTGGAAAGTTGATATTTTCATGTTTGTTCATTGTTGGCAAATATGGAGCAATGGATGGAACTATGATTGCGATGCGTTACGAGACGCTGGGATAGGGCCAGCAATGCGAGCACTGGCAGCAGAAAGGCAAGAGTTACGCGAGAGCTTTTTCCATGAGTGACACACAGAGTGAGTTTGTCAAAACGCATTCGGCAAAAAGACCAAACTTATCCGCACCGCAATCGACGCAGCCATGAATCAAAAACCAAAATGAGCGAGACAAGAAAGCAAGATTGGAGACGAAGTTTACAACGCGGAGTTTTGCTGCTAGCTGGCGTAACATTAGTTGTGGATTCATTTCATCACGACGATCTAGCTAAATTCGTGGCGCAATTCTTAGTAGGTGCATTTTTGCTTCTAGTCCGAGAATTTCCACCAGAACTAAAATGAGCGCCACCTACGCCCACCAATGAAACCGATAGATATGATATCATTGGTAAGCGGGCAACACGATTTTGCCCAACATCGGGTGGAAGGTTGCCTCGAAGCACAACGCCAAGAGGATGCATGGATAGAAAAGTTGCGGAAGGAAGGAATAAAAGCAGCACATCCCGATGATGGTTGGGTAGATCGACAAAAGAATACCATACATTTTGCATATCCTCATTTCGATGACGGAGCCAGAATTGGAAATAAAATCGCACTTGGACAACCAGACAATTTTCGCATCGTCACTATTACTGGACACGCTAATGAATTGATACTCGAAAGGTGGGCATTCACATGAGCGCCACCTATGCCCGCCAAGAGTACGAGAAGAAGTACCGGCGCGAGCACCGTGACAAGTTGCGAGAACAGAAACGGGCTTGGGATGCTGACCCGGTGAATCAGGAGCGGCGACGGGCTTACAACCGGAACAAGAAAATAAATATTGACAGCGCAACCAGCTTGCGCTAAAAGGGTGATTATGAAACTAATTGAAGCAATGAAGTTGATTAAGGAATTACAGGTAAAAGCCGATGATTTACGCACGAAAGTAAAGACGTACTGTGCCGACTTTGACTTTGAAACTCCGATGTATCCAGATCAGAAAAGGCAGGTCGGCGAGTGGATTCAGGCACACAGCGACATTCTGAAAGAAATCCTAAAGCTGCGTACACGGATTCAGAAAACCAATCTGAAAACCAATGTGGACATTCAACTTAACGGCGCAACCGTATCAAAAACCATTGCAGAGTGGATTCACCGCCGACGTGATCTAGCGACTTCTGAGCTTGCAATGTGGCAAGGACTCGGTGATAAGGGCATGAAGGAAGGTCAAAGCCTGCCTTCAACATCTCCCGGTGTTCCTCCGACTCCGGTTAAGATTCGACGCTATTACGATCCGACAGAGCGGGATAATAAAGTCGAATTATATCGGTCCGAACCAAGCGTAATTGACTGGACACTTGAAGTCGTGAACGCCACAACTGATTTGGCATAAGACCTTTTGCTACAGGGAGAGATACAAAACCGGCAATAATGCAGCGTAAGACAGTGACGACACAACTGACAATCAGCCGCAATGGTGAAATGGTAAACACGACAGACTTAAAATCTGTTGGCCTGAAAAGGCTTTGCCGGTTCGAATCCGGCGTGCGGCACATGCTTATGGAGCATAGTGCAACCAAAATTAAAGGCTCAAGTCTCAAGACCAAAGTCAGCAAGGTTCAATCCTGTCAAGGTAGTAAGAGGCAAGTGAGCAGGGATGTAGCGCAAGGCGTAGTCGCCAGCGAATGTCCTCTGACAAGTTACGTTTCTGCGTTTTTCAACTGGAACTTCGGAGGCTTCCTTTCTGGGAGCGAAATCAATTTACGTGGAACATAAGAAATTCCTACGCAAACAAGGAGCTAAAGGCGGAAAAGCTGGAAAAGGCAAAGCCAAAAAGCGCGGCGATTCCAACTACTATCGAAAACTCGCAAATCGGCGGGTTTACAACGCGAAGGTGAAACAATAGAAAACACATTACAGCATGGGTGAAAGTTAAAATCACGAGTTACATGATTATTCGCGAGTCTTCTTACGGAGCACTTGAGGACGCCGTAAATCACATGATAACGCTCGGTTGGAAACCTATTGGCTCTATCTGTTGTGGTTGGATACGATTTTACCAAGCGATGACAAAAACAGTAAACTATCCTGACGAATGAAACGTAGAACATTTCTGCAAAAAAAACTAAGCGGTTTGCTGTTCTCGCTCCCGTTCCTATTCGTATCGACGTTATCAGAGACCGAAATCGAACGTCTTGAAGACGCATTTTACAAGTCAGCAAACGACCTGAACAAATATCGAAGGACGCACGGATTTAACCCAGGCGTGCGAGTGCGAGCACAATATCGTGACGAGTCTCCATTAGAAGGGGTAATCGCGCCTTACGGATCATCTTGGAGCACAGTAGATCACACGTGTGTTCCCGTAATGATCGACAAGGGCTACTGCCAGCCGTGGCCGACACTCGGTCAAGATTGAGGCCGAGGAGATCAATAAAGAGGTACTAAAATCCGTGTCTGGTCGTGATCGACGTACATTAAATGATATCGAAGAGCAAAAACTTAGATCGTTATGGATAACATCAGTGTGATAACAGCAATCTTCTCGTGAACATTCATATCGAAGTCATACCGCATGAACAGCAACGGTACGAAACCGTTGGAGACTGGCGCTGGAATGAGGGTGACTTGACCATTAGTGTAAGTAATACATCGAACTGGAAGTATGAAGCACTCGTGGCTGTCCATGAATTATGCGAAGTTTTGATGTGTAAAAATGACGGCGTATCACAAGAGGACGTTGATGAGTTCGATCAGGCGTATGAAGCACACCGAAAACCGAACGATGATTCGGAACCGGGCGATGATCCTGCCGCTCCTTACCGGAAACAGCATTTCATCGCAACGAATATCGAACGGATTTTAGCGGTCGCTTTAGGCGTTGACTGGAAACGCTACGAGGATACGCTTTACGAACTTTAAGCGATAGCCTTTACTAACTCGGTTTCATCCGGCAACTGCAACCCGCCAAAGTCTAGTCCAAATTCTTCCCCTTTTCTGAACTCAGCAATCGCCTTTGGCAGCATGTCCACCTTCGCTATGCAATCGCCCGGCTTAATCAATTTACTTCGTTCCTGAACGAGCCTGATCGCTTCCAGCGGATCATCCGAGATTGCCACGACTGATCCAATTTCCTTAAGTGGCACCGGCTGCGGCAAGACTTCTCTGAGTCCGTCAACGATGTGATAGTTCTTGAGCTTGATGAATGGCGCGATCTCTTCGGGGAACCGGACGGTCTGTGCAGTTGTCGCTGCGTAATCGCAGTGGATAATTGCTAGACACGAGTACTTAGCCTTGAATTTCAGTGGCACGATAATGCCTTCCGCGCCGTACCAAAACACTTCGCCCCAATTCTCGACTGCTTCTTGGTAAACTTCGCTCGGCGGACTTCCTGCGCGCATCGTGAGGTCAACCACGTACGGGGTCAAATCTTCCGGCAACCGAATCTCGGTTGAGAAGAAGTTCCGACACTCATATTTGCGAAGGATCGGAGCGAGTTTGTCGTTTACCTCTCGCACTTGCTCTGGTAAATCGTCATAGCCAACTACTGCCCCGAAATAGGCTTCATCCTTTTTCTCAATTCCTAGCAGTGACTCAGGCGGGTACTCTCCATCGACTGAAATCCCGTCATACCCGATTTCCACGGCGGGATAAATTTCATCTTCAACGGTGAATCGCATCTCTTTCATCACCGTGCCGAGTCTGTACTCCAAGCCTTTCAGTTCTGTCTCGGTTGATTCAGGATCGTCTGGGTCGTACTCAAAAGTTTCCGAGTCACCACGATTTCCTGATATTTTTACCCAAACACAATTCTTCTTCTCGTAAAGACTTTTCCGTAGAGCATCCACGCCCACGACTTCTTCCCACGGCTGTTGCGGTAACCCGATCTTTTCTAGCAATCGTTTCGTATCAGCTCGGAACAGTTCGAGATCATCCGCACGCCCGCTGCCCCACACACGTCGTCCCATGCGCCGGAGTTGTGCTTGAATATCAGCATCGCCTGTGTCAAGGAACAGGAAAAGATCGATAGCCTCCTCATCAACCACGTCCCAAAAATCTCGTGGGTTATCAGGGTCAAGACCGCATATCCTTTCGACATTTTTTAAGCCATATCCTATACGTGTGGAAGTTGAAGTTGGGAACTGTGATTTATAGGGAACGTACAGAAACGTTCTTCCAAAGATTTCCGATAACTTTTCAGACCAGGAACAAAAAATCCCCCTATCGAATAAAAGGCAAGTTTTATCAGACAGGTTCATATTCCCATTCACCTATCAGTTTGTCGCCTTTTGAAAAATTACACTTCTTACAAGCAGGTACTAAATTATCATTGATATGATGTCCGCCACGAGCTAGTGGAACGATATGGTCAATTGTGAAATTCGAGGCGTCTAGTTTCTGGCAGCACCAATGACAAAATTTAGAGATACGTCGCAAAAGCCTAATTTTATTAGAACAATCTTCAAATGGACGACACAATTTCTTAGCTTTTCTTTGGTGATAGTATTGAACATACCGACTTAAGTTGGCTAATCTCCATTTCTTCTTGGAAGCTGCGTGCTTGTCGGGATTAGCCCGTCTCCATTTAGTACTTTTAGCGCGAACTTTTTCTGGATATTTTAGTTCCCAATTCCTACGATAACCTTTAATCTTGTCAGGATTAGCTTTTCGCCACTTTTTATTATGAACCTTCCATTTAGGTTTGTTGTTTAATCTCCATTTCTTCATCCTAGCCTGAACTCTTTCAGGATGAGCTGATCTGTATCGTTTAGCGATAATATGGCAATTATCACGATGTTCTTTATTCCACTTTCGTGATAGTTCTAGCCAATAATCGCGCTTGCGGAGATATTGTTTTCTTCTTTTGGAAGGATCACGAAATCTTTTCGTTTTCATCGTCGTCCAGCGGATCGTTCGAGTTCCATCAACTGTTGTTCCTCTGGACTAAACTCCAACGAAGCTGATATTCCATGCCGTGTATCGTAAGTAGCTTTGGATCGTTGCTGACGGAGCTTAACTCTTTCCTGCAACGCTTCGGCTGTGGCTACCAGTTTCGATTTTTCTAACCCAGGCATCCATTCCGGCAACCATTTCCCTAATCGGCGCGGCTCGTATTTGAGAGAAGAATGTGCGCTTAGGGCTGCACTGGCGAGAATCTTCACCAAATGAGAATTGTCACCATCTTTTCGATATGCTTCGTATTCGCGCGGGATATTGTAAAGTTGCGACAGACCCCAAAACATGTTCATTACTCGTGCTCGTTGCGCAGGATCGTTATTTAAGGCCGCCATTGCAGCGGAGATTGTGTTCGGAGCTTGACCGCCGCCAGGCCCGAAAATCAACGTGGTAGCAGCAACGCCTAAAAGACCTTTCGGATTCTGGATTGCTTCGGCCAATGGTGCATCAAGATAATCACTCGGTAAATGCACCCACCAACCTGTTTTCCGGTAGGCAATCTCCCTGAGATATTCAACTGAGCCTAGAAAAAGAAGTGTCCGTATCGGATGCGAGGTCAACTGCTTTGCTAAGGTGACGTACGTTCCAACACGCCACGGAACGAAGTAATTGAATGGAATGTTTTTCCAAAAACTCATTGCGCCTGAATTAGCATCGTACCGAATCAAATCTAACCATACATGATTTGCAGCTTCCTGATCTCCCATTCCTTTTCTGATATACGATTTCCATAGTGAGTAGCGCATAGCTGGATCAGCTTTGGCGAAGATGAATCGAGTTGACGGCTTGTTCAGCATCAATCCTTTTGAAGCAAGTTTTTCAGCCCATGTCCCGATCTCACTTGCTTTCAGTTGCGGCATACGTTCGCCAGTTTCTGTAAACGGCATCACCTGATCGAACCGTTTACGAAGTACGCTTGGTTCCGACATCGAAAAATCTTTCGTGTCAAACTTGAATTTGGTATTGCCTACGCGCGCCAGAACATACTTGAAGAACATATTCTTCGTGGTGTGAGGCAACGGATTTATCAAGCTTGGATTGCGAATATAAGTATTAATTAACTGCTGCATCCGGCTTAGAGGATTCATTCCTCCAGGCTTTAGATTTTGCTCCAAGAATTTTGCTTCCTGCCGTGTCCGTGCCCAATAATCGTTCCCGCCGAATCCACGAACTTTGGCGATTTGTTTGGTCGGACTTGCTGCAAACGCTTCTTGTTTTGAATCGAACAGTACTTTGCCTTTCATATTTCTGAGCATGTCTGCTGTAGCCTCCAATCGAGCAGAAGTCAGCTCACGTAGGAACACCGATTTCTTGATCGGTTCGTACTGAACGTCATTTTTGATTCCGTCTTTGATCGTTTGATAGACACGCGAGTTATCAAAGGAACCAATGGTAGATCGGATTTGTCGGCTGAGATTGCCGATCTTGGCATGGACATCGACAATGTTTTTGCCTTCTTCGTTGGTCAGGCGCGCCAAATACGGGTCTCCAGTGTAATCAGGCGGTTCTACGCCCAAATCTTGAGCAGCTTTAATCTCAATCGGGATTCGGCGATCGCGATGTCGCATAATTGCCTGAACATCTGATGGAAGTTTCGAGACGACATCTTCGTATGCCTGTTTTGGCTGGCTTCCTGTTGCAAGCCTCCCTCGATAATTCTTAACCGCAGTATCTTCGATGTCGATCAATTCCTCTTCAGGTCTGGCACGAAGTGCTTTCCACCAATCGGTTTTAGTAAAGTGCTCCATGTAATCCATGTCCGATTTTATCAACCGTTGGTGCTCGCTGATGACTGGCGAATCGGGCGCAACTCGTGTCGTGGCTAAATCACGCGGCCATGCATCATCCCACCAACGCCTGAACACATTCGTTGTCCTCATAGCGTAATGCGGAACTGGATCATCTCCGGGCGGTGTATCGGGTCTGACAATTGAAGTTGGCGGAGGCGGTTTGGACGCACCAGTTTCTTGATTGATCTCAGGAGCTTTGATAACGTTGGACGGCTTTTCGATTGGCCTCACATCGGATGCCGCTGGTTCCGTTCTCTCAGGAATCGGTTTTAATTCAGCGGCAGCTTCCCTAGTAACGGCTCGGTATGCTTTGACGCCTGCTCCAAGAGTTCCCATAAGGGTGACGACCTGTAATCCTGCTTCCCAGCGTTCAGGTGAACCGGCAGGTGTTTTCTCTGCTTCCTTTACTTTCTGCCAGATTTGTGGACTGCTCATCACGATGTCAGCTAAACCAACTGGCGGGATGAAAACGTCGATCAATCCTCTAGCCGTTGTCAGTCCACTAACGAAATCCTCAGCCGTGTTCGTGACAGCTTTCCCAGCTCGAACAATCTGAGATTCCCCTTCTTTGTACGGAATCTTGGCAAATGTCAGAGCCGGTTTATTAGCCTCAATCGCCTCTTGGGGAGTGATAGGTTTTCCAGCGCGTAGATCGACCAAATTGAGCCACGATGATTTCTTTGGATTCGGAACCGTTTGAGCAAGCTCAGTGGTAGCAACTTGGTTACGCAAACTAGGGAACTGAACAAGCGAGTCGGCAGTGGGTTTTGAAGAGATGAATTTGTCACCATCCCAATGACCAGCCAATTCCGGTCTAAACTTTGCATAAATAGATTGATCTGAGAACGTTGGATGATTTGGTTTCTTGAATGTGTCCGGCCAATGGCCTGTTGAACTAGGAGTAATTCCAGCTTTATACGCCCCGCGGTAGTCGTAATCTAAACCAGAATCCTTTGGAGCAACTCTATCCTTCCAAGACTGGAAGCCGTCTTCTTCAGATGGCATCAATTCCGTATTGTAATCATTCCTGAACGCCACGCCAGCCGCTATGGACTTGTCTGCCGCTGCCTGAGCATCATTTCCCCGTTGCGACACGCTAGCGGGCTTCTGGGATTCAGGAATCGGCCTTCCTGAATGCTGTTGAATAAACGTTGCCGGGTCGAAGCCTTGACCGTTCGACTGGTTTACCGAATGTTTTGCTATGAATCCAGCCGGATCAAACGTGCCGTCGCTAGTTTGTACCGTAGCCGTTCCAGCGATAAAAGCTTGCGGATCAAAGTCATCCGGCATGTCATTCCTCTGTATCTCCTGAAGCAGACGATTGCGTGGCAGCAGGAGCGGCAGCCATCCGCTTAATAATGGATTGTTTGATTGAGTTCCAGACACCCGTCAAGTTTGGGTCTTTAACGTTTTTTGGATTTGTCGCCCAATCGTAGGCTGCTTGTAAATCCGACGGAAGTTTCTGCCGTAAAGTGGATTTCTGAGTAAGTGAATCAGTCGGATCACCAGTACGTCCCTGTGCCCAACTCAAAAGTTCTTTCTCATCTTTGGTCAATGCAGGCACTTTCGGCTGTGGCGTTTTGATCTGTTGCGTGCCTCCTTTTGGAGTGGTGAGAACCTTAATCGGAGGCCCGCCAGTTGGGTCAGGTATGGTTGACACCGTTGGTGGAGATAGATTCTGTCGTCCAAAAGCAATCGCGGTTCGGAGGTAAGCATTCTCCGCTCGTGATGCTGCGCTCTCGTTTTTCATGTCTTGAGCCATCTGGAATGTGTACCCTTTTATCATCCCGCTTTGTTGTGCCGGACTAGACTTTTGATATTTGATCCATTCTTCGTTGCTCATTAGCGGTTTACCTTTTTGCGAATACTGACCCGTTTGAGGATCGACTACCCATGTCGGTTGCCGAGCATAATTAGCAACCACTTCGTTCTGAGCTTTTTCTCGCTGAAGTTCTTCGTTCTCTTTCTTATATTTTTGAATCTCTTGCAGGGCGTTCGTTAAGCCTTCATTCAGACCGCCAAATAATCCGCCCAGAGCGCCGCCGCCAGGCGTGATGTAATCTGAAGGTCGCAATGGCATAAAGTTACGCAGCCTCCATAATTGGTTCTCCTCGGACGAAATCGAAGTGTTGGAATGGACGGTAGTATTTTCCGAACTGCGTCAAATCTACCAGTTTCAAATCACCAAGTTTTAAGACCGCTTCTGGTTTCTTTTCTTCGACATCTTGCGCTATCGGCCCTTCGAACCATTCCGATCCGCCTTTGTAGCGCCAACGTTTAATGGGGATGCCTTCTTCAGTTTTGCGGCCCGTATCGGTGATGTCCTCTTTCAAGCGTTCATCGGAAGCAGCAGCGAAACCGAATGCTCCCATGAGACTCGCGATAGTTGCTGCTGTTGCCGTTGATGAACCAAGAGCGCCCAGGGCAGTTCCAAGCTGTTGCTGTTGATTTTGAAAAGAACCAAGACCATAAGCATTTTGGTTTTGAATGTTCGCTTGGTAAATATCGCTGGCGAACGGATTATTCGGATTGAACAGACTTGACCCGGCTCCGGTCAACTGAGGATAGCCGCTGCTGCCACCTGAAGATGATGCCGTCCCGCTCGGCCCGCCCACAATCGTTGACCACGGATCAAGCATTGTGGTTGAGAAAATCTGAGCGGAGCGTTGCGCATTGGCTAGTTGATTCTGACGAGCTTGTTCTGCGTTTAGAGCAAATCCCTGGGCCTGAGCTTGACGCTGTTGTTGCAAGGCCGATGTATTGACTGCTTCCGCTGCCAAATCTGGATTACTTCCCGCAAGTCCCATACCTGCAAATTTGGCTCTGGTTGCCTGTTCGATCTGTCGGAGTTGATCGGGTGGCAGAACACCGCCCTGATTTAACTGATCCGACGCTTGCGCCTGAATCTGTTGCAGAATCGGGCTAGTCTGCAAACCGCTTTGTAGTGTGTTTAGACCGCTTGCTAAATAGGGGTTAGCTCCCAAAAACGCTCGTTCAGCTTGTCCGCCGTATTGACTGACATTAGCGATGTTTCCTTGAGCGCCAAGAGCCTTTCCCTGCGTTGTAAGTGCAATGTCACCGGGTTGATCTGCCGTCCCAAACATTTGTTGTTGCGTACCCTGTAAGTTCAAAAGTCCGTACTGAGGATCGAATCTTTGATTTAACCCTAAAAATCCTTGGGCGGTATCTCCGTAACCACGAAGTTCTTGTTTAAGCAACTTTTCATAATTAAGCTGTTGCGGCTGTGGAGGACTGCTAAAGAGAGCGCTCATAAATGTAGTAGTTTTCTTAAAAACCGTTCGCTCGGATAAATCCTGAGCGTTGTGTCATTGCGTATTCCACGACAAAAAGCTGTGTATGGAAGCGGAGCTGGCATTGACCGGATTATCTCGTAAATATCGCCCACGGCGATGTCGATAAACCACGCAGATTTCCCGTCAAAATCAAATGCCCCAGCCATAGCAAAACATTTTGGAGTAGATACGACAGCGCCATTTTCCGAAAACAACTGTTTCACGAGCTGATCCTGAAACGAAATCCGTGGCTCAACCTTAGCCCAAATCTCCGCTGCTTGTTCAATCGGTCTCATTGCATTCCTCGCATACTGCCGCCAAGCCAACTATACGGTAAGGCCATGTTCCTTCCTGCTGGTAATTGCCCTGGTAATCCTGGAAACACTGTCGGATAACCGCCACTGCCTGCTCGCGGCGGGCCAATAGGCGATCCGGGCTGTATCGGTGTGCCTCTATGCCTGCCTATAATGTCAAGAATGTGTCCGAGTCCAAACGTAGGATCGGCACCACTCGGTACACCGGCAGGGCCACCAAAGCCAAATGGACTACCTCCGCCAAACCCTCCGGGGCTACCTGTGATTCCTCCTGCTGGCCCGCCGCCGATTCCTGCTGGTGCTCCACCTACCGGGCCAAATCCTGCTGGACTTCCGATCCCTGGTGCCACGCCACTAGGCATTCCGCCTGGAATACTGCCAGCGACACTTCCCGCAAAAGCATCGGTTGCACCTAGATTTGCCGCTGGAAAGTCGATTCCGCCAATGTTTCCAGCACCAAGACCACCGCTATCTGGCCCGCCACCGGAGATGGTTCCGCCGCCCAGCGAGTCAGGAGCAAAACCTTGCTCTGGTAATTTATTTAGAAGTCCGCTCATATCATTTCTCCTGTTTACACGGCATTCATCAAAAAGCCCATGACCGTGATATTCCCAAACATGGTCGTTGAGTTGTTCTTGTTGACTACATTTACAGACAATGCTCCAGCCACTCCGCGCGTGGTTACACCACCAGTATTTGTGCTTCCGATTCCGGCTCCTACCCAATTACTAGCTATCCAAAACACTTTTCCAATCGCACTTAGTCCGCTGCTATCAGTTGACGCAATGTTGAGTGCCAGAACGTTTACGACTGAATCCTGTATTTGTAAATTTACCGCTCCAGTAGCAGTAAATCCTGTCAGACTGCTAATCACACCCCAACCTCCCGTGCAGATGAACATCTTACCAGTCGGAATTATGTAGCCTGATGACACACCGCTTATTCCAACAACGGTCAGTGATACGTTATTGAACACCATCACTATCGGTGTCGGCTGTTGAGTATCATCAATAGCGATGATTGGCGTAAACCCTTGGTTGAGCTTGGCGTTGTTAACGTTCTCCAAAGTTCCTAGCGTGTATCCAGGAGTAGTAACGATTGTCGCTGCAAATCCTGTCCCGATCATCCTACCCTCCCGACCTGGCGATCTTTGACACTCGATTCAACTTGTGCCGAAAGCAGTTCGCAACGACCCTGAGTATTGTCGATCTGATATTGCATGGTTCGACCACGAGCTTGAGTTGAAAACCGTAACGGAGTCGATGTCAACTGTTCCAAAGGTAGTCCGGTTCCAAGATTCACACCGCCTTGAACTGTCGTCATACCCACCGAATAGTCTTGTCTGCCAGGGACGAAGAAATCATTGTTCGCATTGGTAGGATTGTAAGGTGGTAAATTAAACTGGTCGTACTGAGTTGGGTCTTTGGTGATTGGCACCGGATTTAAGATTCTTGAATCGCCAGCGTTCTCAGTTATTTGGGTCACAGTAATTGATGGACGTAAAGTATTCGTCTCGAACTTGAGTCGCTTAAAATCACGCCGGGCAACAGGATTCCAGTGTGCTTGTGGATAAGCACGAGTACGAATCATGTCCACGATCTCATGCTCGCCATCGGTCAAAATATCTGTGTTACCTTCATACATCAGATAAACTGCTGTATTCTGATAATCGACCGCAAACAGTCGTTTCTGGCCACGATAAGTAAAGATATGCAGCGCATCCAGAGAAATCGGGCCGTTCCATTTGTCGTATCCTTCCCAGTTCCGTGTCTGATTGTTGTAAACCAACATGCAGTTATTGACAGACGATCCATCAATAGGAACAGCAAAGTAATCGTAAGGCGAAATGGACGCTGCTACCGCTCCAGTGGCAGGCCAGTTGATCCGGTCAATCAAGGGCTGTATCGGGTCGCTTAATGGGACAGGTGAAGCCGCGATCCTATCTTGAAACACTTGGCTAACAGCGTGAACCCCGGTTCGTGATAAGAAATGAACATCGTTTCCGGCCATTATGACTGCTTTGCGTGCGGCCAAACCTATCTCGGAACTGAGAACTGTTGCAGATGTCAAAGTTAAGTCGCCCAAGAAATTTATCAGCAAATCCATGCTCCGTTGTTTTGCTACGATCAGGTTGGCGTTCGCATACGGAATAAACCCGATGATATTATCTGACGTACCAGTGTTGACTCTGAAAACTGCGTTGATCGGATCGTACGTCGTATAATCTAGGATCAGAGTAGCCGTAACCGTATCCAAAACCGAGGCGCTATACCCTGGGAACACGCACCTGCTGCCGAAGTTTACCGACCACGGAATGGACGGCAATATCTTGGTGCTGACATCAGCCGGATTCGATTTCGTCACGTTCTGGAATAACACTGTTGGATCGCCATTCCAAAATTTAGTCGGTTGCCCTAGTTGTTGCAGAAGCACGATATTAAATTGCTGCGTCAACTCCACTGCTCCTGACATCGTAAATCCATTAAAAGCAATCGTATCCATTGCTGTGCCCTCACGGATCGCATATGCTTGCGTTGCTGTAGCGATTAAAAGCAGTTCTACTCCATTCGGGTTAGAATAGATGGCACTTCCCAAGATCGGGCCAGTCAACCCACTGTTGGCGAACACCGGAATCAAGGTGCCTTTTCGCGGTTCGAGCTTGCCTTTCCAGCAACGTTTGTTGATCGCCTCGGCGTAAAAGCCAGGCTCTAACGAGGCCGGATCGGTTTTCATGTTCATGCCGAAAAAAACTGAATCGCCGTCCTTATTGTCAGGCGGCGGCGATATTTGAGAAGTGGGGTATCGAGGCATGACTTTAACCAGTGTCACCAGGATTTAAGCGGCGTTCATTACCAGAATACTTTGTGGAGCGATATATGTTCACAGGTTTAGGAACACTGTATTTTCCTCCTTCTCCCGAATCGTATTCTTGTCGCTTATAGTTAAAATATTGCCTCAGACCTCTGCGCCCTCCATATCGTCTCAATGCACGACCACGCTGCACGTCAGTCATAGTGTCACCAGGATACATTCCATCAGGCATAATCATCTCCTTTTTTGTTTACGTTTCTTTTTAATATTAATACCAGTGATCCGACCAGAATTATCAGACGCGTAAAATACCTTTGTGCCTTCTCTGGAACCGTACTCGCGTTGCATTTTATTTGAGAGTTTTGGAGCCTTTTGGTCAACGGTATATTACACAGTGATGGTTGTTCTTAAATCTTCTGTTCTAGCAATCCAGCCTTTGAGATACCGAAGCCGCAACCGAGTAGGGAGCGATTTGTAATGTGCTTCTCGCGTATCCAAGTACTTCGACAATTCCTTTGAGCCAGCAGCACTGACTGCAACAAGAGTTTTAGGCCCAATAAATCCTTCCGATTTCACTCCCACCACTTTCTGTAAAGCCGGGATTGCCCAGCCCATTCCAAGGTTAACAGCAGCGTCAAACACAGCGAGATCAAACCCCATTGGCAGATCGTTGCACCGGCATTTTGTCCATTCGTTGTCATGGTAAATTTGGATAGCTTCATCTTCAGTTAAAGCACAAATATCGACATGCGGATGTGAACGTTGGTCAATTCCGAATTTGGTTGTCCCACCTGGATCGTGTTTGTCATGTTCACAAATCACGTCTCCATTTGAATCATACTCAGTCTCGTGCTCTAACACGAACGCGATGCTTTTCTCGAAAGATTCTTTCATTCATCGTTGCCTAGTTCTATATCGCTAAATGTTCCACGAATCTCGCTGAACGGTTTCTCATAAATCGGGGTAAACCGTTTCCGATCTGGATGCCGCAGAATCTCCAAAAAATCATGTGACCAAACAGTTTTCCCTTTATCGGTTTCACATCCAAACCAGATTGAATTGTAAGGTATCGTATCTAAGAATGTCATATGAGTTGAAATTGATGGTCACTAATAACTCGATCATGCTTTGAAAAGTTATCTACAGACCACATTGGTTGAAGATTACTGAAGTGAAAACATCTCTTCTGGTGATCCGGTTTAGTCAGATCGAAAAGCGAGCACGGAACAATGTGATCCACATTCCATTTATCTTTCCCAAGTCCATAATTTTGCCATGACATGTCAGGCTCGAATTTGGATTCGAGATAAATTAAAAAGTCTGATATGGGGCATCCCAAAATATCTGTCGTTCTCTGAGATTTCTGAACCTTGCCGCGAATGACTTCCCACAACCTTCGCCTTAAATTCCCCAAAATCTTGATATTCGGTTGGTTGTAATAGTCTTTATTCCGATGATACCAACGTCTAAATTTGGCTCGTTCAACCTCAGGATTTTTCTCCCACTGCCTTGCTCTTGAAATACGTTGTCTTTTTCTAGTTGCATCAACGTCTCGATAGTAATACTCCCTGTGTTGAGCACGTATCTGAGATCGTAACCTTAAATATCTTTTCTGGTGATACTCTCGAATTTGGACTCTATATTTTTCCCGATATTTCTTCGCCGATAATCTAACTTCATCAGGATGATTCAACTTCCATCGACGTGTTCTATCACGATTACTTTGACGTTGAGTTTCGGTCATGTCACGGCCCTCTGAATGCGTAAACAAACACGAACACGTACATCGCGATTGCGCCGAGCACGAATCCAATTATGCCAAAAATCCAGTTCATTTCTGTTCGTCTATCCAATAAAGAATCAAGCCTGGTATCGACATGATCCATGTTGTAAAAATCCAGTTCATCGTTTTTGAATCGCGGTCAACGGATGCAGCTCGCAACCATTCCCTGCCACACCTGTCTGCCCATGTATGAAGTCCAAAAAGAACATGCCCGTAATCGTGACCTCAACCGGCGTCCGTAACCGGCTGAACTTTGCCGTCACCCGACCAAAGTTGTCCTCGATGTATTTCCGCACCGTAGCCGATGCCTGAGCCAGTTTCGGATCATCGGTGCAATCCGGCGAGATTGCTTCGGCAATCATGGTCAGGTTCTTGTTCTTCGGGCTGGCAATAACCAGATGGAAGTCTGAATCAACTTCGCGCTTAAAACCGATCAAAATGGCGTCCACGGTGTAGAACTTCTGTTCCGCTGGTAAACGCCCCTGAACCTTCTCCAACGCAGCCCTAGGCAACGTAGGCACGGCACGGAGGCTTTCCACGGTCGATTCCTCAATTGATTGCGATCCGCTGGTGTGCGTCTTGGCTTCCCACCGTTCTTTCCCGCACGGATCGCCAAAGGCTGACCCGGCCAGAATAAGCAGGATCGCCCCGACGATCATTCCTACGGTCTCAACGTAGAATTTACGTCGGGCTAATCTCCGATTACACTTCCATTGGCGACAAGCATCCGACCATGAGTCAAAGTTGTCGGCATACGAATACGCCGCTTCATCTTCCAATGGTTCCATTCGGTTTATTTTGGAGTCGGAGTGCTTGGTAATTGCGCAGAGATACCGTCGATCTTGGTCTGAGCCGCTGTGATTTGAGCCGATTCAGCGGTCAAATCCAACGGGTTTCCAGCAGCCGAGTTCTTGTCGATAATCGCTTGGACTGCTGTATCAATCGCAGTTACTTGTGCGTCAAGATCGGCCAAGAAACTCGTGATCTGTGCATCGAATTGTGCTTGCGTTATTGCCATTTTTTTTATCCTTTCTTCTATTCTGTTTAACTGACTTCGTAATTTTCGTGTTCCAAGCTCTACAGCCTCGACTGCTGCCCATTTCCATATTTGCAGCGCTTGACTGTTGAGTTCGCCGGACACAGTTATTTATCGGGCTGCCACCAGGGTTGTGATTCCAAATCTTTGATGTGAGCGTCCAGTTGCTTTTCTTGATCCGGCGTCAATTCCCCACTTTGTTTCAGGTTGGTTGTGACCTTCTGAACCAAGCCGGTGATTTCTGTGGCCGTGCTGATTAGAACTGGCAATAGTTGTAGTATTAGATTGACTGGCATATTAGTGTTTGATCTGAGTTAGGTACTGTTGTGATTGGGTGATTACTGCTGTGAGAACCGAGAGAGCCGTTTGCAGGTTCACTTTGTTCTCAGCAGTCCGACTGTACTTGTATGTCTGAGTCAAGTTCCGAGCCGTGGCTATCCATTGTGGAGCGTTCTTGCGAACGTAATTCGCATACTCATGGATTTTAGGCGCGGACTGTTTTAGCTGCGGGTTTTCGTATTCGATCTTGAGGAATGTGTCGATGATGTCCACAGCGTTAGCTGTAGTTTTCTCGGCATTCACCACTATCGGATCGCCAGTCGTGGTAGCACAGCTTGCAATAAAGAGTGTGCCGATGTTGGCAGTACTCAGTAACAAGAGCGCAGCCAGAACTGTAGCTGCATTTTTTGGTCTTTTCATTGTTTTGGAACGAACGTTGAGACTCCGAGTAGAATGACCGCCGCGCCCAGGAGTCCAGGATAGGCATACGACAGTGCGGCGAGAATAATTGCCGCTATAACTAGGATAAGTTGGATGTTCATAAGTTATGGAGGAGATGAGGTTTTTGTAATTTCAACCAAAGGTGGTTTTAGTTCAGGAGGTACCACAGTTCCGGTTGCACTCTGTTGCACTGTTCCGCCTGTTACATTTCGATCTTTAACTTGCTTCGCGAATGCAATAAATCCACCTAGAAAAATCCATTCCGAAAGGTTCCATAAAATTCCTTTGGTCGGCTCAGGTATCCACTGAATTACCTGCGGTTTGTCATGAATGAAATAAGCTAGGATCGTGATGTATCCGCTAATCGAAGTACGGTAATTAGCTCCGAACACCCAAGCGATAGCTTTTGATATGATCCCGTTGTTCATATTAGTCTCTTCTTTTTATCCAGTAAAACCAAGATCACTCCGACATCGCACCAAAGAAACAAACCGGCAACGAAAAACATAAAGAATGTTTCGTATCGCGACACGAACACATGCCAAATCATTGCGGCGCTTAAGGTCGCTGTGATTCCGCAGTGACCGCTTGCTACCATCGCGATGTGCAACAAACGCTTGCTCATCACGTATCGGCTAAACACAGCCACGGAGAGTCCACAAAGGAATGCAGCGTTCATAATTAGCACCCAATCAAGTATCGTCATTCGAATCCGGCTCGATCCCATTCTTGCGTTCTAGTTGACGTAGCCTCCTCCTAATCTCTAGTTCTGTTTGTCTAGCCAGATTAGATTGCTGAAACTCCGATTTTACTGTTTTAAGAATCTCATCTTTCACTTCTAGTATGTCAGTTTTTACTTCACTCTTTACTTCTATCAGATTCCCTTTGATTTCTTCTTTCACGCTTTTAAGAACTAGGTGGACATATCCAGTAACTAGTCCGCCGATAAAAAGTGCGACTGTCACTGCGGTCGATAAAATCTGAGGCCAATTTGTGCTGTTCATTCACGATATTCACCATTACCACAATGAAAGCGTAAATCCCATCAACCCTGTTATTACAACCAACAAAGTCATAATCCAAATGAGACATTTTTCAGTCTTGGAGAATTTATATTCGGTCTTAATCATTTTCATTTTATCTTATCCTTCTGGCTAGATATTTTATTGCCTTTTCTAGAACCTCCGGCTTGTCTTTAAAAAGTCCAATTCCCGTATTGCAATAATGGCAAAGAATACCTCGAATATCTCCTGTCGAATGGTCGTGATCGACATGAGTTCTTGAATCCAGATATAATTGTTCCCCGCAAATAGCGCACATAGAGTTCTGACGATTCATCAATGCGTGATACTGTTCTGACGAAAGCCCGTGCTTGCTAGTAATATTCCACATTCTAACCTTGTGTTTAATTCGACGATGGTATTCTCGCCTTTGTAATTTGTGAGTCTGAAAATATTTACGGTTACATTCCCTTGTCTTTTCTGGATACTTTTTACGCCACTGTCTAGCGTATTGTGCTGCTCTAGCCTTATATCCTTCTGACTGGCAATATATATTTCGGTAAGATTTTACACGTTCGGGATTTTCACGCTGCCATTTTTTGGTGGCCTCGCTTGCTCTTTTTTTACGTTCTTCAATTGTAAGCATAAACTTTGTTAGCGGATGCGTCTCGCTCGAATAGTTCCATAGCTTTTGAGCGAACTCACGGTAAATGTTCCCTTCGCTACGAGATAAACGGTGGTTGTGCTGGCAATCGAGACCCGCACCGTTGGAACCGCGAAAGTGCAGTCGGCTCCTGCTGTAGGAACCGCTGCCGGAGTCTCAAAATCGAATAAACTGTCTTGCGCACCAATCGTTGCGCTAGTTGTGCTGATGCTGCCGACCAAGTTTGTGTAGCTTGTGGTTGCTCCAAAGATGAAATCGACTGCGCCGGTCACATCCCAATCGCCTGCCGTCAGGCTAATTGAGGTCACATTGGCTGCGGTGTTGGTTGTCAACGTGATCGAACTTCCTGTAGCGAGTGTAGCAGTAACATATTCGCCGGGATTTCCAGCTGTAGCGTTGTCATTTGTTGATGTTCCCTCTGACAACTCAGTAATAAATGAACCGTCTGTATTTTTGTTAGATGAAAAGGATTTACTAGTAGTTCCTGTAAAGTCATATTGTCTCCCACTCCAGTTATCAAAAGTATTTCCTTGAACTATCAGCCCAGCAACATTTCTAATCAGTAAAGGAAAACCGCCGGTTAAACTGCCTCTTCCGGTAGTAAGAGAAACAACCGTATTCCCTTGCACTTTGTAATTAGAATTAGTCGCCCCAGCATCAGAATAAAATCCATTACCTTGCGCTCCACCTTCAGAACGATTCTGTAATTGGAGAAAGTTCCCAATCAACGAAATTCTGTCGTTAATCGCTCCGGCACCTTGAGTATATAGCGAACCTGTCGCACATCGGATAGCTGTATTCCCTATGACCTGTAAGTTCTTTTGAGAGCCGGTATCGCAGTAGTTCATCACCGAAGCGTCTACCGAAGTGTTATAAAGAATTTGGCAGTCTTTAGAATGTCCTATGCCAAAAGCGTAATTGTTGAAACCACTTCCGCCGTGATTGGTTAAGTCGCCATATCCATCGTTGATTCCTCTCACCACGCTATATTCGATTGATGAATTAGTAACGGGGTGGTTCGCGCTATTTCCTGCCATTGAGAAACCATCGCTATAATTGCCGTATGGACTTTCAGCTATACAAAACCTGTAGTGATTATTTGTCCCGTCCAATGTCCCTGCTACCTGACCATTACGAATAAAAAACGGGAAACATTCCTGCGAGTTAGCTTTTGACCCAAACGTATTTATGGATCGTACACGCTCCATTGTTATATTCGTTCCACCAAGAATAGCTACAGCCATTACTTTAAGATTTTTCTCGCCCGCCAAAGTTACCGACACGCTGCTGGCAGTTATCGTTGCGTTTGCTGACATTACAAGCTGTGAATCGGTAGTGATATTGCCATCGGTGAACATCGAACCGCTGCCTCCGGTGCACCCAGTAAATGAGCTTGCTGTTTTGCCAGTATAAGTAATGACGTTAAATCGCGTTACCGTGCTCTCAACCAATATGGTTCCCGTAGCAGCAAAATCGGTTGTGCCGTTCGTGGCCGTATTTACAGTGTAGGTTCCAGACATCGCAACTCCGTCCGAACTAGCTCCTGTAGTTGTTGCCGGTATCCTGACGACTGTAGTGCTGGCAGGAATCCCACTACCAGAAATTCCTTTGAACAAATCTCCCCAACGAAAACTGGCTGTAGCAGATTTTACTGTTGCACTTCCACTTGTAGTAACTCCATCAGCAAAGGTACGTTGTCCATTGGTTGTGTCGGCAACGTTAGGAGCTATGTTAGGTAAATTACAGTCCACGGTTAGATCGGATATATAAAACCCGTTTACCTGCCCGTTCGAATCACTGTTTATTACGTCCACTTCTCCAGTAACACCACCAAATCCACTGGTGTCAGCTTGGATTGTTGTCACGTACATTCCAGAGCTAATGATTTTCCATCCACTTAGAACCTTCCATGATTTAGACGGAGCGACAACAGTTTTGAACGTTCCTGGCCCTAAATGGATGGTTGTATTCGCTGTCAACGAGGCCATTACGGTATCAAATTTAGCTGACGTGCTTCCGTCAAATGGATCTTCTGCCGTGCCAGCGCATCCTGTCATTCCGTCTGAGCCGCACCCTGTGGGATTGCGGACTGCGATCCAAATTTCTTTGTTGAGACCTCGCGCGGTTGGTGTGCCAAGAAATTGACTAATGCCTGTGATAGGAGGCGGAATCGGCTGTGCTAATACCGACACGCTTAACACTAAAGATATAAAAATTATCTTTCTTATCATGCCGAAATCACGATCCATTTATCACCAGTTGTTCCATTGATATTAACTGAGTTGGATGGAGCAAATCCAGATTGCCATACCTCTGATCCGCCTGGCTTAATTTCAATCGACGGGAAAGCAGTTGTAGCAGCCGACCCAAGAGCAAACCAGATTGAATTGGCATTTGTTGCTGGCGCAGTGATACGAAGATATGTCCTCGATCCAGCAGCTAACGCTACAACGTTACTTCCGGCAAGTGTTCCAGAAGCGGTTGTTGTTGTCGCTGCTAAAGTTGAACCGCCAGTTAATGTTACCGGAAGAGGAATTGGTGCTAAACGATTCATAGTTATTGGACGGACAAAGTTGCTTTTGTATATTGAGCGAAATTACCTGCTGACAAAGACAACGTAGCGGTAGTTACAGATGCCGTAGATTTCCAAATCCCAGCTATCAATCCTAATGCTGCCGTACTTGAGAGACGGAAACTAAACTGACTCAACACGCTCTGGTAGAATCCTGCGCCAAGTCCGCACATGCGCATATCAACTTGAGTCGGATAGTTTGCCGTAGCAGTAGCAGCGTTAAAATACGATACCACCATATTAATCTGGCCTAACGTCGCCGATTGAACTCCGGTAGCACCTGTTGCATAGAAACTTTCAATATCATAGTTGCCGCCAACATCGTTGTTAAACACGAGTTGTAAAAATGCGGTCTCAGCGGCGGCAGTTCCTCGTCCACATATTTCTATTCTGGCGTTTGTATATCCAACTGGAAATGTTAATACGATTGACGCTTGCCCTCCGAATGGAACAATAACAGTTTGGACAATCCTATGAACTCCTGATCCAACTCCAATTATGTTTGGTACATAAGTGTTGCGAGATATACCACCTTGTTCTATTGGAACCACATCAGTAGCAGCAATAGGTAATGCAGCCGAATTAAGTGAACCTCCAAGTTGGCCTATATCTACACTCATACAAAATACGGTATCTCGGCGTACATATAATCGAACCACGCAGTAGGAGACGTGCCTGCACCTGAGTTGGAAATTATTCCGTAAGCTGTACCTTGACCTATTAGAATTGCTCCATCAACCAGCTCGCGATTTACGGTACTGAAAGCTGTCGTAACTTGATCGGTAGTGATCGCTCCGTGACTAGCAGCAAGTCTGACCTGAACCGCTGTTGTCATTCCTGTAGCTAATTCAAAAGCTTTCAAGCTCCCTCCTATATTTCCGGTCAGCATATTGATCGGATTTAAAACTGTTCCACCAGGGGAACCTGTTTGGTTCGGGAATAGCACATGCGTCATATATCCGGCTGCGAATGTGCCGCTTCCCCAACGAAATGCTGTCGATAAAATGATGCCGAGTTTACCTGAGCTTGGAGGATTCCATATCGCCAATGACGCAGTTGTGGTGAGCGACACGGTGAGTGCTCTGGCAGCAGTATTTACCGCTGCGAACACGATTCCCTGTCGAACCAAATCGTAGAAATGAGCGTGAGCATCTGCGATTCGTTGTGCCCCATCCGGCGTGCCTGTCTTTGGAGCAGTTGTACCAGTCCCGCCGTAAACTGGCCCGACTCGTAATTGGTCTGCCATAATAACCTCTAACTAAAAGCTTCCATGTTGAAAGTATCTTGATCTAAATCCCATACATCATCATCTGTATCTGTCCATGATGCGTCTGGATCATCCTCTATATCCACCCGTATTCGTCCAGCCGGAGTAATACTTGACGCATAGTTCTTACCATCAACGAGCGTAGGTTCAGTAGCCGAACATAGTGATAAAGCGGGTATTCCAGCACTCATAGTAACCAAGTTATCGGTATCAAGAGCTATTTCATTCAAACTGGTCTTGATCGAATCCATGTTTCCGCCAGTTTCCTGAGCCGCATTTGCCGGAAGCGGCAACGCTGCCGCAGATACCGGCTGTGTTGCTTGCCAAAACGTACCTGAAACAGGTTGTGTGGCTGGAAAGTTTGATACAGATACGCTGCCGCTGACCGGCTGGGTCGCTGGAAAATTCGACACTGATACTGACCCGCTTACTGTGACGGTACCAGTTACTGAATCTATTGTGACGTGACCCACGAGCCGACCTGTTCTGTCGGTCACGTCCACCGTCGAGGTTGTGCCGCCGCCAGCAACAGGAACTGGCTTAGTAGCTGGATTTATGACTTCAACGTAGGATGGTAAACTCATGGGACTATAATTGGTTGACCAGTCTCTGTTACAACTGGCACTTTGCCTTCTGTGATCCAGCTCGGACGCCGATCTTGCGTAAGCGGACTGAATAGCGCGTCGTTCAAAGTACTGACAAATCCGCCCGTAAACGGCAGAGAATAGCACCAACCGTCACGTGATCTATGCTGGCGTCCAAGGTTGTACCGAAACTTCTGGCCTTGTGCAGCCAACGTGTTTATTTTTCCGCTCAGTAAATCGTCTGCCTCTTTCAAGAGAACCGCCTCAGTTTGAGAATCGTCGGCTGCGTCTCCGGCTACTGCGCGTGTCAGATAATCCACTAACACGATTGGCAATGGAACAATAAACCATTGCGTAATATCAGTTGGTAGAGCCGTGGTCTGTCGGACACCGCATTGGTAACAATTACCGTCTGTATAAAAAACCGTCTGTCCGTACGAATAAGTACCTTGTTGCCAATTTGTAGCAGTAAATTTGCTTGGTACGATCTTGTAATTTACAAACACCGTGGCACCGGAATACGGCCATACATCAATCCCTTTTTCGGATGGTCGATACGGAATCCCAGGCGGATAAAGAGATGGAACGAGACGAGGATTAACGTTGTAAACCCCGCGCATCATACCGATAGGCCGTTGACCCATTTGATCGTAAGCGATGTATTTGTCCAACGTAGTGATCGGCGTCCAATAAGTCGTGTTGATTGGAGTGGTTCCTTGTGGAACTTCGCTCAGAGCCGTGAAATACGCAGGTGAACGCGAGATGGTAAACGTCACCCCTGTTGCCGTTGCGGTTGTCGCAGTATCCAAAACAACCGTGGTCGAGTTTGTGAACGTCAGAATCTTCGTGCCTGGAACAATTCCAATTCCAGCGACAACATTCCCTGCATCGCTCGCCGTGAAATTAGCTGTTGCGCTAACCAGACTCGTGTTGGTGTTTATTACGCCATCAGAGAATTTTGGCAGGAAATAAACATCATCTCCTGTAAAATAATTCTGATCGCTACGCCAGACTGTTCTGAACGCGCGTTCTTCAGTGACGAAGAACTCAGACCAATCCCACATTTCCCAGGTATCGGTGATCCGAGTATTGAGAAATGCCATCCATTGCGTCACAAAATCGGTTGAGAACTCCGGTTTCGTAGGATTGATCGAGAGCAGTGCTGCGACCCCGTATAGAAAGTCTGTAAGCAAATTAGCAGTTCTCACTTGCCCCTCACAATCTCTTGACCGTTCGAATAAAAATTATGCTTCACCTTAGCCCCAGGATTATCTCTGAAGAACGCTTTTACAAAATCGGGATCATTCCAACATTCGTCCCCGTAAAGTTGTCGCATCTGAAAATAAACCGGCATCGAGATTCGACCCACAACTTCGCCAAATGTCGTGGTCTTGTTCCGGCCATCGACATTGAATCGGTTCAGGCGCGCCTGTGATTCAAGCACCCTTCTCTGCTGAATCCTGGCTTGAGCCAGAAGTTGATATTTTAGATCGCTCCGATACGGACTACGGAATATCTCTTTCCGTTCTTCAACCGGAGTTTCCGGTAAGAGCCGAGGGATATGTCCGTTGTTCTGCACACAGATTAGGATTTAGTTAGAATTGACATTGCTGACCTAGCCAGCGACAACTTAGATGGCGTAAGGATTTCAGCGTAAATCTCGAACTCCCCGACGTTAATGTTGTTGAGAACTTTGGCTGTCATCGAATTGACAGTTAAAACTAGATTATCGGCAGATGTATATGGAGCTACCAAAGCCGATGGCCCTTGTGCTTCATTAACAAATGTCCCGTTAGCGTTCAGTTCCTGAGCAGCCCAAAATCTTGTCGCACTCCCTCCGTCGCCCAAGCTCATGGTGTCACTATTGAAAGCGGCATCATCGTCATCCTGAAGCGGTATTTTCAGATAATAACAGGCGTACCGGACAATATCTCCTATCGCCAAAGGAATTATATTCCATGTCTGGGCAGTTGCGGCACTGGTCTGTGTCAGCGCATCAGCAGTGACTACAACTTGATACCTAGTGTAGAAGTAAGCCGCTTCTTGAAGATTTAACGGATTTACAAAAATTCCTGTTGCCATTGTGTTTTCTCCTTATGAACCAACAACTTTAATGTGACTCCGAGGATCGCCCGGAACTAAACCTAAGATTGACTGGATACCTTCTCGCGGCCCACCACCTGAATCGATCAACGGAACTTCTTTTAGCATCTCGCGTGGACGAAGCTCGATCTGTTGCATATCGAGAAAGTACCCTCGTTTCGAATTGATGAGATATTCGGTGTTGACCGGCATGATCGTAAACGTTCCCCATTGCGTTCGAATGACTTCAACTGACGGTCCCCAATACTCACCTGCTTCATACTCAGTTGTCATTGTCCTAACACGCGCCGTCGATGAACCTGCCCCGGCTGGATCGTACCGCGTCCAACCGTTAAAAAGGTTTTGAACATCCACGCCGACAAATCCGGTCAGCTCATTCGACATTCCGAACTTGTCCCAGCGATTCTGAGCCATTGCTGTAAACACAGTTTCGGTCAACCCGGTACTGAATCCATTCCCCAACGTAGCACTGTAGATTTGAGCAGTAGGAGTTTGAAACGCGACTGGAACAGGCAACTCAGTACTAAATCCAGGCGTGGTACCGTCATTGATCCATTTATCAAGACCTCTGGTCAAACTTCCAGCGCCAGTATCATCTTGACTGTCTTGACTAGAAAATAATTCTTTCTCAATGTCTTTCCGGTGCTCGATGCTTTGGTCGATGACCGCTTCGGAAAATTCGCTTACTACGCCAGCTACAATATTTCCTTCCGCAATGAAACCTACCTGCGGTTGCCGACGCCAGACTTCGCCCCGGTACGAAATCAAGGCGCGTGGCGGATCGACATCGCCAACTCCGAAATCCAATCCATCTGTTACACCGCCGCTTTTACGGGTACCAAGCTGTTTAACCTGGTAGGAAGCGAGTTGAACATTATCAAGACGTTTCCCCTTTCGAGCCATTGAAAATAGCGGAGTTTCGGTGACACCAGCTAGCCAGATAATATCGGCCAAATCTTCGCGTCTGCCGGTTTGGGTTGAGGTTAAAATTGCAGGCATACAGTTTTCCTTTTGTTAAACTAAAACTTTTCTCTTTGTGCTGAATCGGCCTTCTTGTTCCCAGTATTCTCTTAACGCTTGTGCCGCAACCTTCGGGTCGCCTTTGCTCTTGATAATGTTCGCCTTCATTTCTTCATTTTTCTTGTTGTTAGCAGGCGCGACAACGCGCGATGGACGGTTTGCTACAGCCGGAGCCACTGGCGCTTTCGGCTGAAGAATGGCGGCTGGAATATCCGATTTGTCGCCGTTCTTAGCCGTAGCCTTGCTTCGCTCTTGATCGGTCTTGTAACCAAGAAGGAAAATTCCGAGCAACATGTTCCGAGCGGGATGATTTATTAGAGCAGGAAAATCTTGCAGTAGAGATTGCGCGGTGTTGTAATCTTCTGAACCACGCGTCATCAGTTCAGGAAACTTTACTCTGGCAACTTGATCGAACGTTGCTTTTTGATTCAACTGCGCTTGTTTTTGCGGGATATGCTGGATCAATAAATCTTCGGCTTCGCGCCGGTACTGACGCATTCGTTTAGCGTCGATTATTTCTTCTTTGTCTGTGCCTTCATTGATCGTTACGCCTTCGATATTGTCGTCTGCCCAATCCCGAATCAGTTTTGCCCGATCATGGGCAGCTTGGAGTTGAGCAGTATTCGTGACTGCCGCTAACGGATCGGATACACTTGGAGCCAAAACTATTGGTTCGAATCCTTGCAACTGCGATTCAAGTGCTTTGGCTTTAGCCTCGAAATCTTTTCGTTCCTGCTCTAGCTTTGTAGTTTTGCCAGTCAGTTCTTCGATCTGATTGGCAAACTTAGCTGTTTCCTCTTCGGCAGTTGCAACTGAAGCAGGTTCTGGTTCGGTCGGCTCCGGCTCAGGTTTTGGTTGAGCCTCAACTGATACCGGCTCAGGCTCGATTGTTCCACGTGGAACAACTTCCTTGTTCAGCCGAGCATCTTCACCGTGACTTTCTGCTTCAGGTTTACGAGCCTTGCTCAGTTGCTCCTGAATCTTTGGAGGGATACCAGCACGCGCAAACGCGCTCTCAAGATTGAACTTGAGCGGTTCAGGTTCCCCACGAATTGCAAACGTATCCTGAGGCTCTTCCGCAGGAACTTCAACAGACTGTTTCTCTGCCATCGCGGGCGAGTTGACGACTCAAACCCATTGCTGGCAAGAACACGATTGTCGTAACCGAACTAAATCGGACTAAATCGGACTAAATCGAAGAGATCACCTACGGCTTCGCTCAGAAGCTATCTTGCGAAGTGCATGAATCCTATCCCTTATTCGACCTGACCATTCCGCACCGCCATTGTAGAAATGCGGCAACTCTCGATTGCTCGATGACAATTCAGCTTTCTCGTGTGCTTCCTGAATGTGTTCTTCGATAATCTGCATGGTAGCTTGAAATTGTCGGTCGGTCGCCGGAATACTATACGCCTTGATTAAATCCTCTTCGCTAAGTAGAGGCGCTGAGACGACGACAACTCGCGGGCGATTCCAGAACATCACATCCGATGCAGATAAGCTTTGTCGCCCTTCCATCGTGGCGATCCGCCAATCTGACGAAGCATCCCTGCAACGCCCGGTTCCGAGATGGCTTTGAGCTTATCGCCTATCGTGTATTTAAGATTCGATCTTACCTGAACCCGAAAGATTGTTCCGTCCTCGGATTTGGCTTCGAGCACATACGGATTCTGATACAGCCGATGAACCTGAAGGATGTACTCGCCGTTCTGCGCCCCGGAAACGGTTTGAACATCAGCCGGAGCTACGGTTGACCCCACAACGGAGCCGTTGTTGGTTGCACTTACATCACCTCCTAACGAAAGTACTTCTACTTTCAGTTCGTCTAGGATTTTCTTTACCCCTGATTCGGTCAGGAGAATCTTGCGCCCGCGACGCTTGTCCTTCTTCCAATCTTTTCTGTGAACCAGAGTTTTATTCCTGATCGCAACGAGGATTAGACGATCCACGCCAAGCGTTTTAGCAAGCTCACTTTCCTTGACGAACTTATTAGACATCAAATTCTCCTACTTTTCTTCCCGACATCGCCTACCCTGCTCTGTTTCCGGCCAGCGTATGCCGCGTGCTTACCTTTCTTGCCGGATTTAGCGCCGCGTTTTGCTTTGTGTTTTGTTGCCATATTATATCACCGCCTTCTACTGTTTTACATCTATAATCGTTTGACGTGAACGTGTTAAAGAGAAAACTTCAGTGCTAACGTCTCTCAAGGTAATCCTTCCAATTTTAAATCCCCTTCGTTTCAGTTCACAGAAAATATCCATGTCAGAAAATTTCTGGAGTTTGACTCTTTTTGAATATGGTCTTCTGTTAAAAAGCTGCTCACTAACAGTTGCCCACCTACAATTAGATGGGTCATAATCACCATTCACATTGATTCGATCCAGTGTTTTTCCTTTTGGACGACATCCCATATCTCTGTAAAATTGCTCGAACTGTAACCATTCTTTACAAACCTTTATTCCTCTACCTCCATAATTCATATAGGCATGATTATTTGGATCAAGGCATCGACTCTTCATACTTACCCAACTCCTATATTCCCTTGATTTCGACATTCCATGTGTAGAAACTCTCAGCGTTGCGACCTCTATATTCCAGCAACCACATGATTTCACCCTACCGCTATTAAGAACATCTCTTCTTATAGTAACCTCTTTTCCGCAATCACATTTACAACGCCACACGGCTATCCTGCTGACGGGATGAATATGATCTATTACTGTAGGAACAAGCCGACCGATCCTCTTTCCTTCCATATCAAGTTTAGCCTTCATTTGAAGGAGGTAGCGCCGGAGTCGGCGCTTTTCCTGAAAATGTTTCGCTGACTTGCATACGACCTATCTGAGCATTTTCCCGTTGAGCAAGTTGCCTTTGATGAAACGTCATTCGGTTCTGTAAGACCTTTAGAATATCTGGATTCTCCTGAATCTTCTTTTGCACAACTGGATTTGTCTGTAAAAGCTGTTGTAGATACTGCTGCCCTATCTGAAGTCGCAGTTGATGATTGACGCCTTCGGGCAACTCTACATCGGCCCCGCTCCCTATTATCCCACGTATCGCCTCTTTCTCATCCTTGATTTCCTTCTCGGACGATGGCCCAGGTTTACGAATTGAAGTGTCAGCTAAAGTCAAATCCATCCCTTCCATGAAATGCCGGATAAGATCGGTGTGATCGACTGCACCCTGATTATCGAGCGGAATAAGTTGCATGATAGCTTCTCTCTTATCTTTCCTGAAATCCTTGTCCAACTCGCGCATATCAACCGTCATGGTAAACTCAAACTGACCCTGAATATCTTGCCGTGAAAGTTTGAATGGTCGGCTCAGTTGACCCACTACTCGCGTCACTTCATCATCGGGTAGAAATTCCTGTGCTAGTTGGAACGCCTGATCTATTGGTCGGCTAAATTCCATCAACAAATCGTTGGCGTATTCCTGCAAATAAAGCTGTTTCAAGACCGGATCGACTTCACCAAACAAAGGAAAACGTTCGTACAAGTCCCGTAGAGTAGCGTTCTCAATTTCAATAGACCGATTCTCATTTTTAGGTGTTGGCCACCAAGAAGGATTGGTTCCTCGACTGTAAGGCATTATCACGCCCGGCTCGAAATTAGCGGTAAACCGAATCACATCCCGCTGGTCAGCCAACATCGGTGGACGAGTTTCCAAATCGGATAAGTTGATCCGGGCATCACGTTGATGTTTAATCTCGATTTCCTGGGTATAAGCGATCTCCGGTATCCCGCGACTCGTCAAAATCGGGCGTTCGTGTTTTTCGAACCGGCAAGCGTCGTACGGCATTTTACCATGCTTATATCCATACGGGCCATGCTTCGCCCACGCATCGCAATCGGGATGGAAAGTGGTTTCGTACAAGGTCGGTACACCGCCGTCCAAACATTTCCGGTAGAAATGATTCAGCTCGATCTGATTATCGAAATCGTCATGGTAATAGGCGATATTGGTCGGCCCGATCAGACCGCGTTGTAGTGCAATTCTATTAGCCCACACCGGCCTAGTCGCATAGCCGCGATGTGAAATTACTTCTTCAACGAAATCTTCATCATACCCGTATTCAGGCATGTCGATTCGATCCGTGAGTTCTGTCACCGTAACTCGTTCAATCCTGTTTATCCACGGCGACTTTTGAAGATTATCGACGTAAACCGGGAACTGAACATCAACCATTGTCCGTAGCGCGGTGAACCGGGGTTTGCTGACGTAGGTGTACGGAACAGGGATTTGAGCAGTCCGAAGTTCACGTAAATCTTTAATGATCTCCCGCGCTTTATCTCGGTCGATTATCGGCGACATCATCTGAACAAATGTTATCAGCTCTGTTTCCTGAGTCGGATCGCTGATCGCGCTCTGGAAATAATCTAGCATCCGGTTCTGACCGTTCTGCATATTGGCGAACTGTTGCAGAGCCATCATGGAAATTTCTACATAATCAATTCGGCGTTCAGTTTCCCAAACCGTCTCGATTACGGACGAACCAAACCCGTTGCGCCATTCACAAGCCAGCGGCCATTCCAGCAAGACCTCTTCTTTCATGTGAGTGAACACAAGCCAGTTCATCAAGATCGTGGCTTGCTCAGACTGACGCTGCGCATTAAACGGGCGAGTGCTTTTTGCTTGCAGCTTCATGTTGTGCAGTACATGATTGGCAACGGTCGAATACCAATTCATAACTTTGGCTATGGTTCCTACGCGAACATCAGAACAACCACGCCACGGCCAGATCGAGTCAGTTTCTACGTTCTCATCTTCCGGCCATTTTCTACCATCGACATTTTGATTTTCCCAAATCGAGTGCCACCATTTCCAAGCCTGCTCGTTGCGCTGGAAATAATTAGAAGCATCGCCCTGTAAATCTTCCAGCGCGCGTTTGAGCACGCTTAAATCAGGTTCGTCAGCAGCATGTTCAAGAGCATAACTTTGCTCGTCCTCGACTTCTCCATTGTTGAGAGCAACCATATTTTAAGGCACGGTTACTGTGCAACTGTACCTGCAATTCGGACATGGAGCACTGATCGCATTAGCGCTGTTTGCATCCTTGAACCAAGTGAAAACATCTTTGGGCTGTAGCTGAAACACTGCTGCGCATTTTGGGCAAGTGATCTGAGTTGCATACGGGAATGCCAGTGTATTACCCGGAGTGAGAATTGTCATGTGAAGGCGGACTCGCCAGCCTTTCTATCTGCGACGTGTAATACATACGCCGATTTTTCTTAGCCGGTTGAAACACATCTATCAATCCAAGCTGCTCCCAGAGTTGCAACTGGTACAGGGATAGATTAGGGAAAAACGCCAGCACATCACGGCGACGAATTAACGGTGTAGTCGGGAGCTTATTTAACATCTTCTCCGTTCGAGTTCGTTTTGTATGAAAGGATACAGAATCACACGAGCTAGTCCTTCTAGTCCACATTCGCAAGGTGCGGTAAGCCACGCATCACGTTTATACAAATCTTTGTCACTTAACTTGCGAATAGCGTCTTGAACTTCACGGACAAACTTCATGTGTGTTTCTTCCTCTTCCGTAGCCATTCTCCAAGTTCTCATCGATGCTGCATTTGCTTTGACCAGTCGCTGCGCGGGCGCAACTTCTTTTCATCTACGAAATCCAACTCCGATAAATATGCCATTCGGCAGCAATCAATGGGGTCTTTACACGCGCCTTTTGTTCCGTCCTTTGCCGTCCAATGCGACATCGCCCATATCATGTTTGGGCAATTTTCCGTGAATAGGAGATTCGGTTCATTGATCCTAGCAAGACGTGCCGAGAATTTACCTAGCTCGATCTCTTGATCGTATTCGAGAGCGTTGTTAATCATCTCGATACTTCCATCGTTATCGTCGCGTAGGATATTCTTTTCTGAAGTCGATGCAAGGAAATTTATTTGTATGTCCTCCAACTGTTCAATCAAGGTGGTTGACCCTTCGCGTTCCTGCTTTGGCGAATTCGAATAGCGAGCATCAATCCAGCGTTCGAAAATCCCTTCGCCTTTCTCAACTCGCAAGATTTCTTCCTTGTACCAATCCAATCCTTTCCCGTAAGTATCTTGAGCCGGGCCGCGAGCGCCATCAAAAGCATCACTATTGACCGCCCATTCACCCGGATCACCAAAAGTTGGGATGTACGCGTCTTTATGTCCAAACGAAGGCCATTCTCGGTAAACAATTTTTTTACCATGTGACGGACAATAAATCCAAATCATAAACCAATTCCGACCTGAGCACGGATCAACTAGGTGGTACCGTATTCCGTCTGGATTACCCTTCAAGATTTCTTCAAACCGATTCATCGAAATAACATGAACGCTTTCTTTGAACAGTGGGAACTGAACATGAACAGCTTTAGAACAAACTCCGTAAACTTTCATCTCGATTTCCGTTCTGCTCTTGTGGCGCACTTCTTCAATCATAGCCGGATAATTGCCGAAAGGATTATCGCTTGTATGAAAGTAAATAACTCGCGCTCGTTGATCCTTGCATTGTTTGATGCGCGGCACCATCTCGCATCCAGAAACTTTCCCGTCAGCATCTTTTACCGTGAGCAACTCCGCAGACGTTTCTTCAATGGTTTTGGCATCATCAAGATAATATCCGACAGTTGGCGTGTATCCTTTTTTGGGTGTAAAGGTAATATGAAAAAGCCCATTTCGAGTGAGAAGTCGGTACGAAAGTTCCGTGATCCATTCCAGCGGTACAAGTTCGTCTGCCCAAATCATGTCGAGTTCTACGCCTTCCAAGTTGTCCACATTCATCTCGTAAAACTTGAACGAGCACTCACTCCGGTTTGGAAGCACAAAGATATTTTCAGTGAATCCACCGGCAATGGTGTATTTAACCTTCGTGGTTTTGGTTCGTCTGAGCATCCCAGTCTGTTCGTTGCGCCATTCTGCGGGTAGATATTTCCAGATCATGCGCATCTGATTTAGGCGGGACTGTGCTTCGGTCGAATCGCAACACCACACTCTGATCCCAGGATTAGCGACCATGAGTTGAACAGCGCGCTTGGCTGCTCGCTCCGTTTTACTTGCACGGTGTCCGCCTAGGTTGACTTCGTGAATCACTCCGACCGGAAACTTCGCCCTCAGTTCCGAACGATGTTTGTCCGCCAGTTTCCATATCGGCGGTTCGTACCCATAGCGCAGCGGATCGTACTGTGCCGCTTGGAGAAGTTTCTTGCGGTACTCGTAAAAGTCTGCCGCAGCTTTTGGATCAGCCGCTTCTTCTTCCGGTGTCCACAGACGAAGTACCGGATGCGGTTCACGTCCAGTAAAGTTAAGCTGGTTCACACCGGAAGCGGCGCTTGATGCCCGATTTCCCAGCGTCTCAAGATCGCATACTCAGCCGCGTTAAGTTTCTGGCGCTTCTTCTTCGCTAAAAGCTTGTCTATCGCTTTAGCCTGATCCTGGTGCGACATCATGTTAAACGCTTTCCAGCGGGCGTCGTGGCGCTGGGAATAGACCTTTTGCGACTTCTCATCTACAGCAGAAGTAAAGTACGGATCGAAGCCCATAAAAGGAAACCGGAGAAAGCTGAACCTGAGCCGCAAGAACCACCTTCCCCGGCTCCAAATTATTTCTTCTTGACTTTCTTACCTTTGGCGGTCGTTGAGGTTTTGGCTGCTGGTTTGCTGAACTCAATGTGCCCATGACAAGTCGGGCAATGATGTACGACTTTCCCAGGCTTATGATCCACTAAAGTCGCTCCCGCACTATCGGTACCGTCCAGTTCCACTACCGTCCCGCACTCCGGACATGTTCCTTCCATCCCTTGCCACCATGGTTGTTTATTGGCTGCATCTTTGATTATCATTTACTTTTTCCTTTCTAAAAAAGAAGCCGGAGAAGGCTCTCTCGTTTAGCTCCACGCGCTTCATATAAAACATCGTTTTGCCGCACACCTTCTCCGACTTGAGAATTTGCTTTATCACAAAAAAAACACTTGACAAGATTTATTTTCGTCCTACGCTTCCGACTCGAAATGAGTTGTGATCTCGTTTTTGGTGAAGCGATACTAGCCGCATTAATCCTCTCGGCGCGATAAGCACCAGTTTCCTCATACAAGAGGAAAACAAATCTACCTGGCTGACTGCCAGAGAAGGAGTACTTTCTTTCATACTCAAATCAGCCTGTCGCCCTCATTCACACCTTCCTTGCAAATCACATCTGTTATACGGTTGTTACAGACCCCTTTTTGTCCTAAGAATTTCCACGACTGGGGTTGAGTCAAGTGTTGACGAGGCCCAGCAAGGGGCCAGACCCCCGCCGCCCCCCTGGTCTTAGAGTGTGACAGGCTATGCTCAATAGTAGATACCATACCGAGTCTGAGTGTATGCTAGACTGACACCAAGTAAGCTATTGAGCAGCATAGACTTAACCATAACATCAGACAAGCTCCGAAATATAAAGCCCTAGCTTACCGCTTTTTACTAGGTTTGCGCTTGGGTTTATGACGCAACACAAGGGGCAAAGACTCGCGTTCAGGATTTACGCCTACATACCCAATCTCGAAACCTCCTGCTGGCGTCCAAGAACGGATTGGCTGGCCATTTGATGTGTACCATTGCCTATTAAGAAGGCTATCCAAAGTCTTCTCGCTTAACCCTACAGGCTTAGCCTTTCGCTTCATCAACAACGGTAGCCTCGATTGTCTTGGGCGCATTGCCGGGTTTAAGGCTGTTAAGCTTGTCATAGAGATCGGCAAAGCCTGGGCCTGGGTTGACCTCTAGGATAGCGGTAGCTTCTCCGGCAAGCAGCAACATCTTCTCAGTGGCAACACCAAAAGCGATGGTGGCCTGGGTGATGTTGGCGGTATCGATCTGATCTTCTACGCGATCAATAGCTTTGTGAGCGACACGAGCAGCCTTGCGCATCAGGGTCGATTTAGCTGCGGCAATGCCCTGCGCTTCATTGCGCTCTACTGCGGCGACCGTGCGTCGATCGACGTGGCAGATGTCGGCGATTTGACGGATAGTAACTTGTTCGCGCGGTTCGGCTAAGAGTTCGACCACCTTCCGGTAATCCGCTGGGCGCAGGTTCTTCAGTTCTTCGCCGGTGTAGCGTGGATCATAGGGTGCGTTTGGAATCGTTGCGACTGTGCCGTTTCCGTTGTTTTGGCTCATTTCGGGCTAAAACGTACTCGGTTGAACATGTTTCGGCTTCACAGGAGCCTCGCCAGCGCGTCGGGGAGAAAGTTCCGCTACTCTGACACTCCCTGGATACAAAGAGACGGCCAGACTCGATCTGAGCGTCGCCAGCTCGTGCTTTAGATTGTCGGCACGATTAGATTCGGCTGCGATTAGGTTGGCCGTGGAAACGCTGAATTCTCTATTGGCACGCGGCGCGACCAGAAGTTTGACTTTAATCAGATTGCTCACAAATGAATCAGGATCGATCTTCTCCGAAACTTCCATCACGTCGTCAGTTTGAAGCGAGGCGATGAGCGTTCATTGCTTGTCGAATTCTGGCGGCACTAGACAACTTCGTGCGTAATCAATCCATTCCCACGGTATTTCAGCGTAGCCATCAATTTCAAGACCTTCTTGAGTAGCAATTACGTCCCATGTATCGCCAAAGTAGCCGTCGATTACCGGCAACTCGTAAATCAGTTTTGATCTTTCACTTACTGCCACAACTTTAGAGCCGTAGCACACACAAAAGAGCGATGCAAGCCCTATTTTCATGCTTGAAACCCTGAAAAGCCGAGGAGTCTTGGCACACGCTTAGAGGCGGATGTGATATATTGCTTGATGACGGTGAAAGAAGCAGGGCGCAAGGGCGGCCACGAACGAGCAAAGGTTTTAAGCAAGGCACGCAGGATAGCAATCGCAATCGCGGCAGCACATGCAAGGTGGTCGGGGCGCAAAACACCTGCCGATCTGGACGAGCTGGAATCGACGAAAAATGCAAAATGAGCACCAAACCTTTTACGCAAATAGTAAATTGGCACAGCCCATGCTTAGCGTTAAGTTTCTATCGCGAAACAGTGATTGGCATGATCCATGCTTAGCCATAAGCAAAATAAAAGAAAATAAATGTTGACGGACATGCATAGCGTCAAGTAGAGTCTGGACATGAGCGAAAACATTAAGACAACGGAAATGGTCGGCGATTCACCTGGAAAGAGGTCGCATGTCACATACAGCAATCCAGAAACTAGCAGGAATATTCCCGATTGGCCATTTGGTCGTGAGCTAAAGACGATGGCGCACTTCTATATCGAAACCGATCCAAAGCGCGGCCAGCGGGCTTGTAGGCGCACCGTTGACCCTCGTAATGGAACGTTAAGCGCGCCTAAAAAGCTAACCTTCGCCAAACAAGCGCGGATCGTGGATGGTTCAGACGGTAAAACCTACATCATCGAACTGACAGATTTCGGCTTTGTTTCGGTGATGCAAGGCAATATGAAATTCCAACAAGAGGCGATTTTCGACACTGATCCTCGACATACCCCGCTCGTTGAAATGCTCAAGGGCGAGTGCGGCCCAAACGGAGGCAGCAGCAAATGATTAAGGATAACGAAACCCTGATGCCACAAATTGCATCACCCGCGAGCAGACCGGCACAGCGCGTCCCGATACTGATTGAGATCACGGAAGAAGATCGGCAGAATGCTGGACAATATATCGACAATCATAATTGCCTCGTTTGCACAACGCTGAAACGGCTTGGATACAAATCTCCACATGCGACTTCCAAATATGTATGTCTAAATAACTCAGACGACCGCTACTTCGGCGGCGATGATTTAGGCGTGGTGAATCTCTGCGAGATGCCAGCTTTCAAGCCACCGTTTTACTCGTCCGAAGTCGTAGGCAAACAGATCATCCTCTATCCCGTATGACAAAACCTAAAACAGCTAAAAGCCAATCAACTGAGGAAGGCGAGGCTGGAATAGCAATCCGGCTTTCTCATGGCAAGATACAAGTTTGGAATAGCGATACCGGCGAACTGCTTCTGACTCGTAACGTCACAGAAGGCTTTTGGGAACGCCTTTGGAAAACACTCAGCGAATCTTAAACTATGAATCCGCCTAAGAGTCCGAGCGCACAGAAGATCGCGCCGATCGCGCTGCTCTTGCAGAATCTTGAGAGCGACGCGAGAGGCGAATCCATGCCGTTTAATGATAGCTTCGAATTGGTGCAATGGCGTCTCGAAATGGCGCGACAGGCTCTAGTTTCGCATGAAGCCTTACTAGAAGCGTTGCGGGATTTAATTGCCGATTGTGATCGACAAGGCGCTACCGATGCCGATTATTCACTTTACGAGGCTCGCGCCGCGATCTCACTCGCTGAAAAGCCATGAAAGCTATTGCCGGAACAGATTTGAAGAAAGGGCAGTTTGTGTATCGGCTGAACTTTTCTGATGAGCACGGAGAAGCAAAAGTGTTTCCCGCGCCTCTAGCGAGCGCCGCGTGGCCCTCGAATAGCATAGGCTTCACTCTTACCAAGGATTACGCGAAAGGCGAAGAAATTCCCTTGTTCCCGATCTCGCCATGAAAATTTACTTTGGATTCTTTTGGAGAAACACTGACGACAACAAATGAAAACATGGATAGAAGATAAAAACGGCAATAAATGCTCAGTAGAATTTTGGGGCAGCAAAGAAGCCGCACAAACCGCGTTGGATAGCCTCAAAAACTGCTCCCGCTGCTCCGACTGCTACGGCTGCTCCGACTGCTCCTACTGCTCCCGCTGCTCCGACTGCTCCTACTGCTCCCGCTGCTCCCGCTGCTCCTACTGCTCCCGCTGCTCCGACTGCTCCTACTGCTCCCGCTGCTCCG